GTGTAGGTCTTGTGAACAAACACCACACCAGACGAACAAAACTTACATCTACCTTTCTTACTTAAATAGTAAGGTATCTTTATAGTTTCGTACTCAAACTTAATTCTTCTAGCTTTTAAGTCTTTAGCTATGTTAGCTTCATACTTACTTCTGTACTTGTTCATAACTAAAATCCATTGGCATCTGTTTGTTTGATTGTAGTATCCATAATAGCTGACTGTTTTGTACACATCTGTTACGACCTTCCTCGTAGCCAAACTCTTTTATGTACAAATCAATAATCATATTATCCCAATTTTTTCTTGCGGTATCCTTTAATAGCTTGCTTGCCTTGACCTTACCAAGACCTCTAATGCCTAAGATATTATCCGCACTATCACCAGTTATCATTTGTTGATAAAAAAATCTTGTGCCTTCTTCTGAGGTTACCTGTTTAAACTCCTTCTTTACAAAGTTGTAGTGGTTGCCTTCACACATCAACAAGTCTTTATCTATGCTGCATATCATAGTATTGGAGTCTTGTTTAAGACCTAACGCATCATCAGCTTCTATATTATCTACCACTTTAGCTTTGTAAATACTAATCAAGTAGGTACGGATAGCCTCAAGATGAACTGGCTTGGCAACATCTTTCCTATTGCCTTTGTAGTCCTCTCTTACTTTGTTACGGAAGGTTGTCTTAGGTGTGAGGTATATGGTGTAGCTATTGCAGCCACAGTCCTCTATTATCTGATTGACATAGAGCTTAGTAGAATGGAGAGCATAAGGTTTAGGGTCAGCCGTAACCAACCCTGTTTCCTTATCCTTTTTCTGACAAGCAAAGCCTACCCTGTAAGCTATGATGTCACCATCTATTAAGGCTTTCATTTAGAAGGGAACAGCCTCATCAAAAACTTCTTCTTCTACCACTGGTTGTGGTTGTTTAGTAGAGGTAGTGTTTTGTCTGATACGATTTTCATGAGCTGTCTTCTGATACCCCCTCAAGTTTTTAATGGCAGGTGAATTAAGTTCTTCAGAGCCACCAGCAGAAAACTCGGTTGTAACAGCTTCGGGTACTTTGTCTTGATACTTTAAAGGTATAGCAGAAACATTCATTATGTTATCAAACACCCTTCCTTTACTTTCTATAGGGGCTACAGTAATATTAACTGGTTTACCTAGCTGTGCTTCCCAATCAGGTAAAGAATTTTCTGGTGCAGTAGGAACAAATGCTCTGTACATAGAAAGCTCGTTACCCATACCACCCATACTAGAAAAAACATTGATTGAGCTACTCCAAAGAGTTCTCGGTCTTGTTTCACCATTTAGTTCTACAGTTGAGTCAAGCACTTCAAAACACAAAGCAATTTGTTGACAAGGTGTTTTCTCGTCACCATTAAAAGGCTTACGATTTTGCATACCTAAGTCAGCTACATAAATTAACCTTGCTTCGTACTCTCCTGCTTCTAAGTTATCGTAGGTGAGCTTGTCACCACTAGATGTTTTTACTGTTAATCTTTCAATACCCATATCAATCTCCTTAATGTATTTCTGAATAATTTTCACCGAACTGAACGTCAACTTGCAACTCTCGGTTTAAACTTAACATATTATTTACTTTTTGTACAGCTTTTTCTAAAAGTTTTTTACATTTATCTCTGTTACCTTTCTTTATTTCTAATACTATTTCATCATGGAAGTTAGCTGTCAGTTGCTCCCTTTCTTTTAAGATGAACCCCACCCACATATCAAACAAGTAAGTTCCTGTACCTTGACATAGGGTTGAGAACTTATCCTTGTCACTTCTTAATGAGTACCATAGCTTAGACACTGGGTTGTACTGCCATGTAATACCCTTAACTTCCTTAGTTATCATGCTGTCACTGATAGCCTTAACACTCCAGTTTCTTTCCCAATACGCTTCACTGATTACTTTAGCTTCCTTCATGGTAATACCCAACTGTTTTGCTAGGGTTTTAATTCCTGCACCATACTGAAGTGCATAGTTACCACCCTTGTAGTTGTATCGTAACTGAGAAATCCTATCAAGTTTGTTACCATCTTTATAATCTTGCATCTCTTGTTGACTGATAGCTTTAGCTGATAGTGCAAGGTCAAGGTGTGGGTCAAAGTCTGGCTTACTCATCTCTTTAACATACTCTTCATCATGCTCCCACATATAATGTTGCTTGACTCTATCTTCTAGGCTACACATATCACTACCACATAACTCTTTATCATCATGAGATGTAAGTAAGCCTCTTATCTCTAAACCATAGGGCTTTCTTGCACTAGGTAAGTTGACACAGACAGCGTGTTTAAACCTCAAGGTATTGGTTAAGCCTTGTATAGATGCTTGTACATATCCACCTTGTTCATTCTTTAGTAAGCCCTTAACTAATCCTATCCTATGTTTAACTACTGCCATATCTTCAAGCACCAATACTTCTGGGTGTAGTAGGGATAGCTTCTTAATAGACTTACACAACTCACCATCTTTAGTTTTTACTTGGGGTATCTCCCTGTCATCTACAAAGTTAAATGTCATTGGCTTCCAACCTAAAGAGAACAACCAATCTTTAACTTGTTTACTACTGGTAGGGTTAGGTTCGTCCTGACCTACTACTTCTTCAATCTCGTGGTCGTACTCAATAGTAAATCCATTGTCTTCTGCTAAGACCTTCCACCTCTCACCTGCCACAGATAAACTTCCATCTTGTTTGAAGGGTAGCTTGGGTCTTTTACGCTTTGCTATCTTAGGAACCTTTGGCATGACCTTAGATAGTTCATTGATTGCTTGCTCATTCTTTATCTCTAACTGATTGAGTAAGGTGTTAGCTTTATCTACATCTAACTTCCACTTTGATTTCTCTTGCAGCATACCCATCTTCATCTTGAATGAAAGGTAACGGACTAAGGGTTGGTAGTCACCATCATAAATCTTAATCAACAAAGACTTCTGTAATCCCCATAGCTTAGTGTTAATCTTCACATCTTCTTTGCACCTGTGAATGTACTCCTCTCTTGTTAAGTTCTCCCAATCAGTAATGGTTGGCTTCTCAATGTTTAAACGCTCACCCCACTGCTCAAGCCCATGCCTATTGACATCAAACAGATACCAACTCAGGGCTAGGGTATCAATCAGTTGAGCTTTAATCTTTATACCTAACAATCTCTCAAGGGTTGGTATGTCATAGCGTATGATGTTGTGACCTATCAAAGTATCTTTGGGTGTAAGTTTCTCAAAGAAAGTCTTATCAACTTCCTTACCATTGACTACCATGCAATGTATCTTGGTAGCATCTAATGAGTCAGCTTCTATATCAAATACAAACTCATTTGATTTAACTGTATTAACTATAGTTGTAGTTTTTTTAGGCATCAACTGATAACTATATAAACCATTACTAATATAGTTACGCTCTACAGTCCTACTACCATGTCTGGGTTTTCTTAGTTCTCTTATACTAGCACTCACACCTGTGTGGCTTTTCAATCCTGTGCCTTCAATTATCTGATTGATTGTTAAAGCTCCTCTACCTTCCATATACTCTCTTAGTATATCAAGGTTGCTAGATAATCTAACTTGGTCACGATCTTTCTTGTAATCCTTACCATCAAAATCATATAGGTTACTCATTACCAACTCCTTCTCATAGGTTCTAAGTAGGTTACTGTACTCTCATCAAAGTATACATCACAAGTATAAGACTGACCAAAATCCCTGTCAAATAACATATAGAACTCTGACATATTCTTTCTATCATCTGGACACTCATCACTTCTATCTCTACTGATACCATGACCATAATGAAAGAACCTTTCCATTGATCTACTACCAAAGAACTCAGAGCTGTACACTCTAGCACCTTTCTCGTGTGGCATACTGCCTTTAGGTTTGGGGTTCACATGAGAGTAAAAGAATATAGTGATAGGGTACACAGATACTAAGTCAGCAGCAGAACTACATATCTTACCTAACTCAGTGTTAGTTTGACTAGCATCACACCCTTGCACCAGTGTAGTCATAGGGTCAATCATAAATATATTTATACCATCTAGTAAGTGCATCTCTGTAATAGTAGTTTTTATTGCTTCCCAATCTCTTGACCCTGCCCTGTCATAGAACCTAACCTTACCATCTAATCCTTCAAGTGTTTGTCTTAACTCACTGTCTTGGTACACAGTATCAGGTCTAGTAAAATCTTTCTTTGCTTGCTTACTAGCTAACTTCTTAGCTGTCTTGACTGGACTATTCTCAAGGTCAAACATACCTACCTTTACCTTCTCATTGTACACTAGGTGGTGTACTAACTGGTGCTGGTGATCTGTCTTACCAATCTTAGGTGCTGCACCTACGCAATGGATAGTGTGGGGTCTGATACCAAAGCAAGCCTTGGTTACAGTTTGCCAAGGAAAACTAATACCCATTTGTGGCTTAAGCATAGCACTCTCTATGATGTCATGTACATCTACAACCTCACCCTGTCTTTCAACACTAGCGTTCCACACACAAGCATCATACAACTCTTGAGCCTTACCTTTCATGAGCATCTCGTTAGCATCTTTAAGGTCTAGCTTGGCTGTCTTATATAATGGGAATACTTTAAGGCAATCCTTAGTTGCTTTCTTACCATGAGTATCGTTATCAAATACTAGCACTACCTCTTTGTACTTAGCCAAGAGTTTCTTGTTACTTAGTAGGTCTTTAACTGCTGTACCTACACCTCTAGTTAAACTAACAACACTAGGTTTAAACGCTTTGTATTTCTCTGGGTTAAGGTCAGTGATTGTTTGATGTAATGCCATAGCATCTAGCCTACCCTCAGTGATGAACAACTTGTTACCACCAGTGCAAGTCCAACTGCCAAACAAATCTAACTCACCCTTCCTATCTCCTACACTAGAGAAACTTTTGTTAGCTGTATCCTTACACTCATAACCAACTAGCTTCCCATCTAAAGTATCAGGACAGTACAAGTGAGTAACTGTTGCACCATCTTTCTCTGATAAGCTAGCTCTCATTCTGTACTTCTCTGCTGTTTCTTTTTTAATTAACCTATCAGGTACACCAAGAATAGGTAGGTCGTTTATCTCCTCAATCGTTTTCATTTTACTAGCCTTATATTGTTTAATCGGTACAACTTCTGCTGTACTAGATTTGTGATATGTATTGCAAGAGAAACAAGTACCATCTTCACTGCCATCAGCCTGTAAGTACCTTGCATGGGCATCTGAACTTCC